AATCTTGGTAGGTTTGCTGTTAAATATGGATATGATCCATCAACCCTGGAAGGGCAAACGGCTTTCATGATTAATGAATCTGTCTTCCAGCGTTACCTTCCAGAGTTTGAAGGTAATGGTCGCACCGTTAGTCAGTATATGGTTGCTGCATATTACTGGTTAGGATGGGGTATTAAAGGATACCGTGAGCACTATGCTTATGACTACACTAAAAAAATGATTTACGCATGATCAACACAGTTGCCAAATTTATCAAACAGATCTTTATCCCAAAGAGTGAATTTCTTGAGGATGACTTAGAGTGTTCTATTGATGATGCTCAAGTAGAATGTAAAGACCTGGAACAACCTTATCTTGGAGTTCCTGCTCCTGTCATGATGCCGATCGATCCCTGGTTTGTTGACCCTAATGATGAACCAGTAAAAACCGAAAAGCAACTTACTCACGAAGAAATGCTTGAAGAAGCAGCACGTCGTGAAGAAGAAAACAATCAAGATAAAGAGCCTGAAGATATCCATCAGAAGATGTATGAAATGGCAACGCAGAACTGGACCACCGTGAAAGAGTTTCAGGGTGGTTCTGAGGTCTTCCAGGAGGGTCCTGGAGGTTGGCAATCTGGAACTGGTATGGAGCAGTATCGATGAACGAAGATTGGCGATACAGTGATGATAAGATGAAAGTGCGAGAACAAGCACTTAAGATTCTTCTATCAAAATTTGGACATCAAATAGAAAACGGTATCCCTAAATATTCCAGTCAAACAATCTACGAGTGTGCTCATGATTGGGTTTCCCAAGGAAATATGCACACTGGAGGGATTGTAAAATATTACGAGGCATATTATGCAAAAAGTAGTTAATGTTATTGCTCTACTATCGGGACTGACTTCACTGGCAGTCATCGGTAGTGGAGTTTTTGTTTATACCAATATGGATAAGTGGAAGGCAGAAGCAAGAGAAAATCTTGCAAATGCTGCAGTAGAAGCAATCACGAACGCTCTTCCTGGCCTCATTGATGCTGCTATGCCAGAGATTCCCACTGTAACTGGTGGAGATATTCCTGCTCCCACTTCTGGCATTTCTGGTCCTCCTATTAAACTTCCATGAAAAAAATCATTATGAGTTTGTTGGCAGCAGCAACTATGTCTGCTCCTGCACTTGCTGAACCAACTAAAGGATTCTATACAATGGACGCTATGGGTTGCATGATCCTCAGAGAATGCACCAAAGATGTTCAACAAATCAAATCCATATCAGATATTCAGCAGTATTATCCTGATTCTTCTTTTGATAATATCGCTGCAGAGTTTAACTCAATGCTTTTATCCCTTGATAAAATCGGAGTTATGGTTTTTCTAGCAGATGAAAAATACTTTCCTGTTGGACATCGCGGTGTCTATCATACTGTAAGTAATAACTTTTTTCTGAATAAAGCATTCATGCATCGTCCACATGTTCTTATGACAGTGATGCGGCATGAAGGTTGGCACGCTGCACAAGATTGCATGGCAGGTAGCATCAAGAATAGTATGATCGCTATCATCAAACCAGAAGAAGATGTTCCCAAACTGTGGCGTGAAATGGTAGAGAAGTCTTATCCAGCAGCTGCTGTTCCTTGGGAAGCAGAAGCAAAGTGGGCAGGTAAAACTGAGGGTATGACTGCTAAAGCACTGAAGTCTTGTGCTGCAGGAACCATGTGGACTGACTATAAACCAACTCCACTGACAGAAAAGTGGCTTCGTGAGAACAATTATATTAAATAAATAGAGTTGCCTTGCCTTCTACTCAATGCTCGGAAACAAATCCAAAGAAGCAAAAGTAGAAGAGAAGGACCATGATGAAGATAAGAGTGAAGTTCTTGGTAATTTGGTGAAAGTTGTCGTACTTATTTGGTCCGCATCTCTTCTCACGTTTAGCTACGTAAGACTTCCAAACGGTCAAAAGATTCTTGACTTCGACCCTACCTTTATCGCATCCGTGTTCTCTGGATCTTTAGCTGCCTTCGGACTTTCTCCTGCTAAGAGTGGTGGTGCAGGCAATGGTCAATCAAAACCACAAGCAAGAAAAGAAGAACTACCTGTAGTATCGGCAGTGGAACCTAAGAAATCATGACCTGGACATCAAAACAATCTACAGAAACTGTAGGTGAGACCCCACCAACATCAAAGCAAATCTCTCCATTCAAGTGGTTTGCTATCGGTGTTGGTGGGGTTATTGCTGTAGCACACATTGGTGTGTTGGGACACCTAGTTAAACAGGAACCAAAAGTCAGTCAGGTTCCAACTATCAATCTTCCCCGTGGTCCATACTCATCCTACAGAATCAAAGCTGGTAAGGATGGATATGAGATTGAGTATCGTGCCAATGACCCTAAGATTTTAGAATCTGAAAGGTCTCTTGATATGGATAAGGAGAAGAGAGGCCTCTTTGGTGGTGGTAGAGAGCAACGAACAGAGTTTCGTCGCGATCAGTACACTATGGAAGGTGTCAGGAACATGGGAGGTGCCGCAACAGACGGCGAGGGAAAGTCTGCAAAAGACATAGAGTGCATAGTGGCGGACGCTGGAGCACGGTCACAAGGTGCAATGGCAGGTAGTGCTATCTCTGCTGGTGTTCTTGTTCCTGCAGTAATCAACATTCCTTATATTGGATGGTTAGCTGCTGGATGGGCAGCCCTCTTAGGACAAAATATTGGTTCTGAGATTGGTTCTGAAGTAGGATCTATGATTAATGACTGCTGACCCTAAGTTAATAGAATATAAATTTGAATATCAGTGGGGTGGCGAAGATACCTGGTTCACCAAAGCAAATAGATGGGCCAAGAAACAGAAGTTTCCTATCAATCATCTTGCCATAGGTTTGATTACTTGGTTATGGGTGAAGTGGGTTGATGGTAAGGTTGAGTTGGAGATGACTGATGTTGATAAACAGGCAGAAGAAATAAAAGAGCAGTGGAAAGAAGAAGATAAGAAACCTGTTATCAAAACAACACCATCAGAAGTAGAAGGACTAGATATTATAAGCATTTCTACTCACAATGAATCTTCTTCTCCGTCCACTAAATGATGTTAATGACGTAACTTGGAGTGTCATCATTAGTTTGGTGATACTACTTTTTGGCGTGGCATATTACATATATACAATAATGAAACTAGCATATCAGGAGTTAGAAGATGGGAGCGATGACACCACCATCTCGTAAGAGTTGTTACAATTTCCGTGTTATCAGCATAGATAGGGTGATAGACGGGGACACTATCGATGTCACAATCGATCTCGGTTTTGACTTATATAAAAAAGAAAGAGTTAGAGTTGCTGGTGTTGACACTCCAGAAAAACGCACAAAGGACGAAGAAGAAAAGGCACTTGGATATGATGCAACCAACTGGCTCAAAGAAAAACTGGAGGGTGCTATCTCTGGTGACGATGAGCTTATTGTTAGGACTGAACTTGTTGGCGGTGTCGGCAAATACGGCCGTCTTCTTGGGTGGTTATACATTGGGGACGCGGAGTTGTCCCTCAACGAACAAATGATTACTGAGGGATACGCATGGGCATACGATGGTGGCACCAAGCAAAAGAACTTTGAAGAACTCAGAGAGATTAGGAGAGCACATGGGACACTCGTTTGAGTTGACCATGGAAGATTACACTATCATCCTCAATGCTCTTCATTATTATAAGAAGGTAGAGAAGCGTGAAAACTTCTCTCACTTTGACGAAGAACGTATCAACAAACTTCGTGACAAAATGGCATATCAACTTATCCCATCTGCCAGATCAAAACCATGACCACACTCTTTGTTTTTGGATTTGTATCTTTACTGGTCGCGACTTTAGAAGCAACATGGCCAGTGAGATATAGAAGTTAATGAAAATTTGCTGAGAACTGTTAAATAGTTTACAGAATAATGTATTACTATGGCACGATCGACTTATCAAAAAAGAGCAAAGAAAGAAGCAACCGAAACTTTCTTCCTGTACGTTTTCTTCCATTCTATCTGGACTGGCATCTTTAAATTATTTGAGGACTAATGGAAATACCCCTTATTACTTCTACAGAAATTAAAATCGGTGAGATTGAAATTCCAAAAGTTACTACAGTAACGGAAAGTTACACGTCAGTGCCATTTGCTCCTCCTGTAGTGGTAAATATTGGTGTTCCTGTTGTGGACATTCCCGGTTGTGTCGAAGCCCACGAAGCAAACAACAAATCCAAAACTGTCGGAACTGATGACGAAAGAGGATTGGTTACGTATTGCGATTCTGGCGTTCCTAGTTTTAATCCTATTCAGTATGAACCTAACCAGATGATTTTTACGAGTCCACCAAATGTGGATACTCGTCAACCAAAAACACCTGAGGTTCCAAAGACATCAGAAATTCCCAAAGCAACAGCACCTGCTACCGCCAAAGTAGATTGTCCTACAGAAGCACAGGAAGCAAAGGAACCTGTCGGCACTTATGTTGAGGGTTTCCGAAAGAAGGTTGTTGAATATAAGTTGCTTGGTAATGAGTGTGTCCAGATAACAGAAGCAGTCCCACTACCTCAACAGATAGTAGCAGGACTGCCTAGTGGTGGTCAGGTTGTTCAGGTCGGTGGTATTGCTGTTATCGCTACGTCGTCGGCACTATTAGCAAAACCTTTAGCTGATCTGCTTTTGAAAGCAGTGAAACCCACTATCAAGAAGGTTATGAAGAAGATTGCTACAATCAGAAAGAAACCTATTCCTGTGAAGTCGTCAGGGGAGCGCCGAGCAGAGCAGCGTCAGATGAATCATGCAGTGAAGGCATTGCGTTCTGTGTTTCCGAGACAGAAGAAGAAACGCTAGGAATCTTATGAACGTGTGGGTGTGAATGTCCCGGTGGATTATTCACTACGACATCAGCACACACTTTATAATAAGGACTCTTGGGATGGAATTGGATACCCTTTAACATCAAATCTCCGCAATTCTTGAGTCTTGCAATCTCAAAATCTAATCTTTTGTTTGCAACTAACTGAGCATTCAATTCAATCTGAGTTTGTGCTGCTTTTTTACATAAATCCTGCAACTTTTTATCTGTAGGTGTGCTCCATGTCATAGAGAAACCTACACCCAGGTTGTAGTTATCTTTTTGACCAGTTCTTACGGGCACACGATAGAGAACAGAACCAGGATTATCGGGGGCTCCATCATCATTCATATCCCTCATATCATAAACGGGGTCTTCATAATAAGGTTCCCATGGTTTAGTTGCGGAAGCAGAACCAGTCACATAAGGGGTGAAGTTTCTGGTAGGACCCTGACATTGTATCCCACCACCGTAAGTGTTTGTGATGTACGGGCCTTGTAATACTTGTATAGCTTGATTTGTAACACTACCTGAAGAGTTAGCAACAGGAGCAGCTGTGGCGCTAACACCGCCAACTTCAGCCAATGCTTGAGATGGGAAAACAAAACTTAAACCTATTGCGAGAAAATACTTGTAGTATCCGTTACGCTTGTTACTTCGGTAACTCTTTGGATAATCGTTTGATTGCTTAAACCAGGTCCACGGTACGTTTCTGTGAACTGAAACGCTGCTCCTGGTGTTGTCTGCGTGAATGTTGGCTTGTTTGTTACACCTGTCCATGTTGATGTCACTCCATCAATAGTTACATTTGTTGCCCCCGTTCCTGGAGACAGATTTCCATTTGCTGTGATACCAGATCCAGTTGCTGAATATTGATAACCAGTGTTGTAGTCCATCGAGTTGATGGTTTCCGTAATTTTTTGTGTCGTCTCTGTGTGACTGGTCATGGAGCCTTGTGTGAAATTAGGAACCACGGGGACTGCCTGAGCAGCCCCATGTAAGGCACCAAGAACCAATCCGAGACCGATTGCCTCTTGTAATCTAGACATATTTAGATTCAGTCGATAACAGTGATTTCGGTTACGAATTGTCCAATTGCGCTAGATCCAGCTCCACCTGCAGTAACCGTAATAGCACCAGCTGAAGTTACAGTACCTGCAAGAGAACCGGCAGTGCCTGCGGTATATGAAGTTAATGACGAAAAATTAGGAACATCGCCCACAGTGGGAGCAGCAGTAGGAACTGCATCGCCCTGAGTATAAGATTGACTAAAAGAAAATGCGGAACCTGCAGTGTCTTGTGTTGCTGCGATTGTTCCTGGACTGTAGATTCCGGAAGTGATGGTTCCAGCAGATACTGTACCAGCAGTAGTGCCATCTGTAGTATCAATGTTTGAACCAGAAATACTGAAAGATGAACCGATGCGGGATGCCTGGGTTCTGGCCGAATCAACAGTCAGTTGAACGCTTGAAGCGTGCTTAGTAACGATGCCACCAGCATATGCAGGTGTTGTCAACAGTAACATTTCAAAAGCAAGTAATGCTTTTTTCATTAACCTAGAGAATTAACACTGGAAGTATTTAGGAAAAGATATGCTAGAATAAATATATAAAAAGTTCTCTGAAAGATGAGTTTATACGGCAGAGCACTTAAGCACGTAGATATGAAGCGTGTGAAGAAGTTGCACGAACAAAAATTAGAAGAAAATGATATCCTTAAAAGATTAGAAGAGGAAAGGTTAGAATACCTAAAAAATCTTTGTAGCCCAGAGTTTTCTAATTGGAGACATGAACTCCAAGAAGCACCTACTATGAGTTCTGCTGGAATGTTCACAGCAACACTTCCTGCTACTGGTGATGTTGCCTTACAGACAATTGACACTGGTAGTGATGACAGTTTTGGGCTTGATGATATTGTAGAACTTGGTGCCTATGCATCCGGTGTGAAAACGGTAAAAGGTACCGGTAGTGAATTTAATGGTGTTTTTGGTAGTGAGTCATTTTTAAAATTTTCTGTTCCTTTTCCCCAAGACAATGATGCTACTGGAACTCCATATAGAACTCCTAGTTATTTTTATGTAACAACAAACATATTTACTGCAAATACTAACACGGTAACTTTTCAGGCTATAGCAGGTAATAGTACGGAGGGTACTAGTTTAGGTACTGGAACCAATGGCGGAACACAACCTTGGAAAGACGTGGATGTTTATTGGTATCAATACGATGATAATGATACTATTATTGATGCCGGCACTTTAGGAGTAATTCCTAAAACCACACATAGTTTAACTAATTTTGAATTTACATTACCGGAAAACCTAGCAGGAAAAAGAATAGCACTTAGTTTTTATAATAGAGCTAATACGGGAGGTGGTGGATTGACCTCTCACTCTCATCTGCGTGGAATGAGTCTTCCTAGTTTTCATCCTATTAGTACTATTAATTCAAAAGAAATTGCTTATTATGTATGGCACGCTATTCATTGGGATATGCTTCCAACATCTTCATATTATTATCCATCATCTAAAGGATATTGGGGAATAGCTTTATGGAACGCACTTCAAGACCAATATACCGGAACCGATTGGAGTGCGGGTGGAAATGGATACCCTGCTCCTGTGAGTGGAACAACAACATATGATGAACTTACAGAGGCAGACTATAACTATATTGCTGATGCAGTTCTTGCTAGTCCTCTTATCAATCAAAGAGGAAAGATTCCAACTACTTATGGAATTGGTAATATAAGTTTAAAGAGAAAAACTCCAATGAATGTTTTGGTTTCTCTTGATTCTCCAGAGGCAGCAGCATTTATTAGAACCGACTCGATTCTTTCAAATCTTTCTCCGCAAGAAAGACTGAAGAAACTTAAAGAAATGCTTGATGCTGGTGATGAGTATGTCGCAAAGATGTTAGGTGCTGACTTTCCAGGAACTGGCGCAACTCCTCCAGGAGAAGCAGGAGATACTCCAGGAGTGGAACTTACTGATATTACTTCTGATGCCGTTGATCCTGGAATGGGAATGGGAGATCAGGCAGCACTACCTCTTGCAATAGGATTAGCAGCAAGTCCAATGGGACAAATGGCTATCGCAGCCGGTGCTGTTGCTGTTGCAAGTTTGCTTGGGATTACTGTCCAAAAAGCACAAGAAGTCATTCAACAGGCGAATGCTATGAAAGGTGGTAGTGATTGGGGTGCTGCTCCTGGACAAGATACTATTCCTCAGGATGGTGGACCTGCTATTGGTCAACAAGGAAAAGAACTCACTCCTCAACAACAGGCAGAAGTAGAAGCAGCAGGTAAAGAACTCCGTGATGCTCAAAGAGCATTGAATGATTTACCAGCAGATGCTACTGATGCTCAAAGAGACATGGCACAAGAGAGAGTAGATAGGGCAAGTAAGAACAGAACAAGGTTGAGGAGGAAACATAGAGAGGAAAATAAAAACAGAAAAGAAAGTTTTGAGACAAAGGGTGAAGTTCTTATAGAGAAGAAGAACCTTAGGTCAGTAAAGAACCTATTGGGTAAGATTCCTGGATACTATGATGGAAAACCATCACCTCTTGGATTCCCAGTAGAACCACCTCCAAAAACAATCAATGGATATCACCCAGATTTGGTGGACGGTAAGAAAGTAGCACAGAGATATAATCGTCTAGACCCTATTAGTGCTAAGTCAATGCCACCAACAGGTAATCCTCATATTGATAAGAAAGTCAAAGCAGCGGCCAAAAAACCCAAGTATTCTAACTGGAAGGAAGAACTCTCAGACATTGTAGAAATTGTAGATATTGTAGAAGCACCTACAATGGGCACTGCGGATATACTTACTGCTAATTTTCCTGCCACTGGTGAGGCTACTTTAGCTCAATATCCAAATATGACCATGACTGATGCCAATCTTTAAGGCGATTGGTATTATGATAGTGAGGTTGGTAACTATACTGGAATGAGGAATATTGTTGGTCAGACGATTGATTCATCTCAATTTGACACGATGGTTTTTACAGTTAGTGGTAATGCCGGAACAAATAGTTTTGAGTAGGAGTACAACGGTGAACTCAGAACACAAGATGATTCTCTATCTGTTGCTGTTCTTGTTAATGGGAGATATGAGTATCTTGCAACTAATTTGTCCGCAGGAACACATACTGTTCCTATTCCAAAGAGATTTCAAAAACCAAATACTTCATTTGAAATTGTACAAGTTGTTGCTATTCGTGGAGAAAGCGGAACTAATTTAATTAGTAACTTTAGATTTCAAAGAAGAGACCCTATAAATCTTGTGGTTTCTCTTGATTCTCCAGAAGCAGCAGCATTTATTAGAAGTGATCCAATTCTCTCAAATCTTTCTCCAGAGCAAAGAAATAAAAGATTGAAAGAAATGCTTGAGGCTGGTGATGAGTATGTGTTGAAAATGCTTGGTTCCAATTTCCCAGGAACTGGTAATAGACCTTCTGAAACTACACAACAACAAAGTTTTGCTGATATGGCAAAGGCTGAGTATCCTGAGGATGATTGGAATGCGGATGATGAAATGCTTCTTAGATGGTTACAACAAGGTGGAATGCCATCACCATCAACTGAACAGCAGATTGAGAGGTTATTGAAGAGGAAAAATAAATCGCAGACAGGTGGTGGCGATATTCAGGTTGCTTCATCGCGTAATGTTGAGGCTGATGTAGCACCAGGTAGAAGACATTCTCCAGATTCAACAACTCCATCTGGAGCAGCGAGGGATACTCAAAATCTGAAATGGGATGATCATATGAAGATATGGGCTCCAAATATTCCAAGAGTGCAGAAAAAATCAAATGTTCAAGTTGCTCACTTTGAACCAGAAGGCGAAGTTCTTACTGAAAAGAAGAAACTTAAATCTCCATCAGATATTGTAAATAAAATTCCTGGATATTATGATGGCAAACCATCACCCCTTGGATTCCCAATGGAACCACCTCCAAAGATGGTTAATGGATATCACCCAGATTTAGTGGACGGTAAGAAAGTGGCACAAAGATTCAATCGATTGGATCCCATCAGTGCTAAGTCAATGCCACCAACAGGCAATCCACACATTGATAAGAAAGTCAGAGCAGCGGCCAAAAAACCCAAGTAGGGGCCTTGACGGGTGGTGGAAACCGTAGTATTATAAATACATCAACGACGCAGGAATGAAACATTTCTTAACCGTTGTCGAACACCCGTTAACCGAGACCTATAGGGTGTATAAATCACGTCTCTCATGTCCTCGCCTGAGGGTGGCGAGGAAATAGTAACTCCACCATTCCCCTGATGGTCTTACTTTCTAGTTAAAACAATGTCCGCTACTCTTTCAAGACAACAAACGAATAATTGGGAACAGTTCTGCAACTGGGTTACTTCAACCAACAACCGTCTTTATGTTGGTTGGTTCGGAGTCCTTATGATTCCTTGCCTCCTGGCTGCTACAACCTGTTTCATCATCGCCTTCATCGGTGCTCCCCCTGTGGACATCGACGGTATCCGTGAACCAGTTGCTGGTTCACTCATGTACGGAAACAACATCATCTCTGGTGCAGTTGTTCCTTCTTCTAACGCTATTGGACTTCACTTCTACCCAATCTGGGAAGCTGCTTCGCTGGACGAATGGCTTTACAACGGTGGTCCTTTCCAACTGGTAGTTTTCCACTTCCTGATTGGCATCTATGCCTATATGGGTCGTGAGTGGGAACTCTCTTACCGCCTGGGTATGCGTCCTTGGATCTGCGTTGCTTACAGTGCTCCTGTTGCTGCTGCTTCTGCTGTATTCCTGGTCTATCCTTTCGGTCAAGGTTCTTTCTCTGATGCGATGCCTCTGGGTATCTCTGGTACGTTCAACTACATGCTTGTCTTCCAAGCAGAGCACAACATCCTGATGCACCCCTTCCACATGCTTGGAGTTGCTGGTGTCTTCGGTGGTTCACTGTTCTCCGCAATGCACGGTTCTCTGGTTACTTCCTCACTGGTTCGTGAAACCACTGAGAATGAGTCCCAGAACTATGGTTACAAGTTCGGTCAAGAAGAAGAGACCTACAACATCGTTGCTGCACACGGCTACTTTGGTCGTCTCATCTTCCAATACGCTTCGTTCAACAACTCCCGTTCACTTCACTTCTTCCTGGCAGCATGGCCTGTCGTTGGCATCTGGTTCACTGCTCTTG